TTCATATAGCATACAACCATACCCCATAGCTTGAACAAAATAATGTTCAATCCACTCCCGTGGTTTTGGTTTCTTAGATGTTTTAAAATCTATTATTGCCAATTCACCATCATGTTCTGCGATACAATCGACAGTTCCAGCAATTCCTAGTTGTTTACTATATAGTGCACCTTCTAGGGTGTGAATTTGGTTAATTCTATTCAACTCTTTTTTAGATATTTTGAATAGAAAATTAGATATTGGAGGAACATCTGGCAACTTATCATTTTTAAGATAATACTCTGTAAGTGTATGCATATCAGTTCCACGAGTTGTAGCAGCCTTTGTAATACGATCTGCTTTCTCATTACCAACTTTCTTCCTCCAATTAATAAAGATTTCTTTATTAAAATGACTGGTAATTGATGTGATAGAAACTAATTTAATTAGTTCGTCTTCATTAGGTATTTTATAAAATCTAACACCATCTATCGTCTCCCTATCAAGAGGTTGAAGATCTAAGTTTACATGATTAAACATCAAAATTTATCTCTGATTTTGATAAAAGATATTCTTTAACGAGTCCAGAACGAACTATGTCATTGATATCAAACTCTATTATATCAAAAGATGGCATTTTACGCAAGATGTTCATGAAGTTAACAATACCATTCTTATCATTTGTTTTAACTAAATCAGTTTGACTAGCATCACCACAGAAACATACCTTTGTATTTTCACCTGCACGAGTAATAACACTATCAAGTTCATGGAAATTTAGATTCTGAAATTCATCAACAATAATTATTGAGTTATCTAATGTTGTTCCACGAATGAAAGATGTGCTCCAAAATTTAATTGTTTCTTGTGCTTTTAAATTACCATATAACATTTCAAAATCTGCATCAGATGGCATCTGAAACATATACTTTACCATATTTTTATATGGTATTTGATAGATGTCTGCTTTATCTTCATGATCACCAGGTAAAAATCCAATTTCTCTTGTAGATACTAATGATCTTACTAGATAAATTTTTTCATACGGTGTATTTTCATTCAAGACATCACATAATGCCTTATATAAAGTAATAAAAGTTTTTCCTGTTCCTGCACAACCATAAGCTACAATATTTTTTTGTTCATCATAAGAATCAAATAATCTTTTTTGATTATCTGATAAAGGTTCAATATCAACTAGGTATCCCTGATTCAAGGGTTTTTTTCTTTTCATATGTTTGGCAGTCATGCCAACACCAATTGGTTGTTCGGAATTAGATCCCCTTTTCCTTCTTGGCATGTTAAGTAATACCTCTTCTTGCTAGTTTACCTTGAATACCACCAGATTTTTCAGATTTGTCCAAAATAGTTTTCCAACCTGGATGTTTGTTATTTAATTTGTCTTTCCACTCACCAACTTCACCCACACCAGGAACTGTCGATGGATCAGAGTAATCTCTATCCCATTCTGGATTATCAATCTTCCATTGATCCCAGTCATGGATACTCATTACAACTTCTTTTTGTTCACGAGTTTCTTTGTGAACTACAGGATATGTTGCCATAATTATAAAGTATTGTAAAATTATTTAGACCCATTCAAGGGCTTCGGATACTGCAGGAAATTGTTCGGTAAACACCTTACGACACTGATCTGCAATCTCCATGTGTTCCTTCTGTGTTCCGTGTGCAGACCTTAGATTAATATAATGAATCCATGAACGACATGAACCAGTCATATAGATCTTAGTCGGTGTGCAGAGTGGTAATACCATTCTAGCACATTCCTTTG